GGGCAAACCTCTGTTATATCCTTATGAGGTATATCACGTTTGTCCCATCACAAGTCGGTATGGCGGAATTGGTAGACGCGCTGGGTTTAGGTTCCAGTGTCTTTATGACGTGGAGGTTCAAGTCCTCTTACCGACATTTTAAAATAGGTCTAACAGGGTGGGAGCGGTTGTATAAATACTTTGAAGAAAGAAGAACACACCCAGGGTTTGGCTAATTATGGCTCTAACAAGACTTGATAATCTATACTCAAGTAAGACTGGTAAGTACCTATACGTATCTCCAGACGACTTTAACGCTACTGATGAACTAGACAATAGAGGTAATAGTCCTCTACGTCCTTTTAAGACAATCCAGAGAGCATTTATTGAGGTTGCCCGCTATTCATTCCTACCTGCTGAAGGTGGAGAGAGTGTGCCCGATAGATTTGACCAGTTCAGCATTATGCTGATGCCTGGTGATCACTATATTGACAATCGTCCTGGTCTTGTAGATCTACAATCTGGTGATAATCAGCGTTATTATGATGCCAAAAATTTAATTACGCTAAACCGTCAAGAGATTATTGATCGTTCATTTGCTGAAATTGCTGTTCAGTATGATGAAGTTACCTGGGGCATAGATTGGATAGTCCCTGGTGACCCTGCCGTTGATGATCAGAACCGATTCTATGATGCTTATCGTCTGATCCAGAAGAACAGAGATTATATCCAATCTAGAGCAACTGCTGAGGTTGCTATTAATTATCCTGATTTTTACTTCCCTGATGAACCACAGACCGATAGTTCTAGTAGATATGCTGATGCCTATCGTTTAATCCTTCAAAACAAAGAAGATATTGTCAATCTTGCTTGGCTCCATACTCTTGCTGCTTATCCCACGATCAACACAACTGAAGACAAATGTAGACGTGATCTTGGATATTATGTTGAGCACTTAGCACTTGACTTGTTCTTTGGTGGCAACCAGTATACAAGAGAGTTTATTCTTCAGTATTTTGATGCTCAGGGAGCTCAAATTGGTAATGGTCTAGCAGGTGAAGAAACTGAATCACTGTACGCTTTTGCTGCTGCTACTGCTTTAATGAAAGCAGCACTTACTAACCAAAGCAGTGTAACCGTTAATGGCATAGTTTATGATATTACTGCTTGGATTAAAGATTTAACTGTAACCGCTGATTCTGCTACTGGTTCTAACACTGATCCTGCTTCTTGTGCTAACGTACAAGCTACACTTGATACTCTAACTACTATTGTTAGTGATGTATTTACTGCTGGCAACCTAAATGGTCTACCTGCTGAAGATACTGGAACTGCTTCTACTGGCAAGAGTAAGTGTAGACGTGACGTTGGTTACTTTATCGACGCTATCTCACTTGACGTTGTACAGGGTGGCGGTAACGTTTATACTAGAAAGTATACCCAAAATTATTTCAACATTAGTGGAACTTCTTGGATTGACGATGGTCTCCAGGGAGAAGAACAGCAATCAATCGTTGCTTTCAACAAAGCAAGAGATTTGATGATCGAAGCTGTTGCTAATCAACTCGGTTATAAAGATCTTTCCCTAACTCACGATCCTGCTGGCCCTGGTTCTGGGATTGAGTACGATCCTGCTTCTTGTGCTAACGTAGCAAGCACGATTACAACTCTTGCTGGTATTCCTACGACGTATTTCCAACAAGGTAGTCTAGAAAACTTCGTACAAGAAACTGTTGCTGACAACGAACCTGGAGCAGCAAAGTGTAAGCGTGACATTGGTTATATTGTTGATGCTGTTGCTGCTGACCTTGGCAACGGTGGTAATGGTAGTATCATTGCTGCTACTAAAGCATATTTTGATAAGAATGGTATTCCCATCAGCAACGGATTAGTTGGTGAAGAGGCACAATCTGTTGTTGCCTTTAACTATGCTGGTGTGATGATGAAGAAAGCAATCACCAACCAGCTATATGCTAAGGACCTAACTATCCTTGCTGGTCCTCCTTCTTATTCTGGTTATGAGACAAATGATCCTATTGTTCCAAACCTTCCATCAGGTAACGCTGCTACTTGTGTAGACGTTCAAGCAAGCGTTGATACCCTGATTGGTATTATTACAACTGTTATTACTGATGGCAATCTAGATAGTCTCAATACAGTTGAAGTTACAGGTAACATCCCCGTATTTAACTACAACAGAGCACTACAGGAGTGGCAAGATAACTCAATCCTAGATCTTAGCAATCCAGACAATGTTCTCTACAAATTTAATGCTGCTTCTGGTGGCGCTATTGTTCCTAGAGGTTGTTCTCTTATTGGTTATGATCTTCGTCGTACCGTCGTTCGTCCTCTATATGTTCCTGACCCCGCTGACGGAACTCAAGTCAGAACTTCTATCTTCAACCTAACTGGTGGTTGCTATCTTTGGCAGTTTACCATTAAAGATGGCGATCTATCTTCTAACTCGCCACTATATGATGCTGGTGCTAAAGTAGGTAAAGTTTACTTCCAGAAGGGTAATAACTCACAACTTGCTATTCCTGAGTATTCCCACCATAAGATCTGTATCATGACTTATGCTGATACAGACGATCTACAGCTGTATTATGACAAGGTTGCTACAGCATTTGCTTTATTCCAACCAACGATTGATGATGGCGACTTTACTGCTCTTCCACAAGAAAATAGAATTGTTGGTCCTCTTTCCGACACCAGAAGTATTGTAAACCTACGTCTTGTTAATCAAACTGCTTCTGGTAAGACAACTATTGAAGCAACCACTAAGGTTGCTCACGGATACTTTAAAGAGCAGTACATTGCTATTATTGACACTGGACTTAATGATGCTTTAAATGGTACGTTTAAAGTAACTGCTATCGATGAAGATAATCCTAAACTATTCCAATATGAGGTAACCGCTACCCCACAGCAGTTGGGATTGGACATTAATGATACTGGATATACTACGCCAGATCTAAGCCTTGCTGCTAGAGCACAAGCGGAGATTGACTCTGTAGAATCTGCTTCTCCTTATGTCTTTAACTGCTCAATTCGTTCCACCTGGGGTCAGTGTGGTATGTGGGCAGATGGATCCAAGGCAACTGGATTCAAGTCGATGGTTGTTGCCCAGTATACGGGTGTTTCACTACAGAAAGACGACCGTGCTTTCATCCGTTATGATGAGTTTAGTAACACTTGGAATCAGGCATCACTAACTGATGCTTTTGCTACTGTTGCTTATCACACCAAGGGTGATGCTTATTGGAAGGATGACTGGAGAAACTTCCACATTCGTGCTTCGGATGACTCATTCATTCAGTGTGTTTCGGTGTTCGCTGTTGGATTCTTCGATCACTTCTTGATGGAATCTGGTGGTGACATGTCGATCACCAACTCTAACTCCAACTTTGGTAATACTTCTCTACACTCTATTGGTTACAAAGGATTCTCCTTCAACCAGGATAAGGGTGGTTACATTACCGATATTGTTCCAGTTAAGAAAGTTGATACTAGTGCTTTTAACGAAACTACCCTTAAGTACTATCCACTTTCCAACCAAGCTACTAAGGTAGATGGTAACCAGACGAGATTGTATTATAGTGGAGATGATGTATACTCTCCATTCATCAAACCAGCTACTTCTATTGATGGTTACAGACTCGGTGCTCTAACTAACGATAAGCTATACTTAAAACTACCTAAACTTGGTGGTGGAAATGACATTTACGAATCTACTGTATCTCCATCTGGTTTTAGACAGTACACCGCTTCTCTGGAAACTTTAAATCCTGATGGTGTTCAAATTAATAATCTTGCTCAGGATGCTGCTAATTTAATTGAAGCAAACAAAGCATTCATTCAAAGAGAAGCATACAACTACATTATTACTCGTTATCCAGAACTACAACAGAGCACTTCGATCACTATCTCTAAGTGTGAGAGAGATATCGGATATATTGTTGATGCCGTTATTCAGGACTTGAAACTGGGTGGCAACATCAATATTATTCAGGCTGCTGAAGGTTATTATGTTGGTGGAACTCTTGCCTATATTGATAATGAGTTCAATGAATCCATTGAAGCATATGAGTATGTAAAGAACATTATCATTGCTGCTATAAGGAATTTTGATTACCTCATTAGAAATTGTGAGACAACTGCTGGATCTGCTATTATCAACGTTGGTAATACCCAGGGTCTATTAGTTGGTATGACCGTAACACAATATGATTATAACGCTACCAATTTCACTAATGGTAGATTGAATCGTGATACTGCTCAACCAACAACAATTAACCCAGCAATTCCTTCTGGAGCATATATCAGAAGAATCGTTGACTCGGAAAGAATTGAAATTGGTAACTCTGCTCCTGTATTAACAACAGATGCTCAAGGTAATATTAGTGCTACTTATGGTAATGCTGTAGCAGCAAATATTACATCCCTAACTGGAACTTATCTACACTTTGAATTCCCATTAACGTCATCTACTCTCGATAGCGATGATGTTCTTAAGGGTGGATTTAGTGATATTAACCCAGTTAGAGACAGTGAAGTTCTACAAGACACGACTGTTTGGGATCCATTGGGTGATAATGGTTATCCAGAGTGTTCTGGTATTGCTGATACTGTTCAGGGATACTTCACTGAGTTTTTCTTAATCCTTAACAATGGATTGACACCTCTCGGTGGTAGAGAAATCGATGCTTACAATCTAATTACAGCTAATAAAGAATTTATTGCCAATGAAGCTGTAGAAAGAATGCTGCTTGATCCAGGAAATGCTTCATTTGTTGTTCCTGGTGGAAATCAAAATTGTGTCGATGATGTTATTGATGTGCTGACAGCATATGCCTATAACATTAAGTTTGGTGGTAATGATAAGGTTTATGATGCCGCTCTCATCTATGTTCAGCAACCAGGACTTTTAACTGACGAAAGGGATGAATCGATTCAAGTTTATAACTTTGCTAAAGAGATAGCTACCTCGGTAATGAGAAACGAGCCAGTAGCTGTTCAAGGTTCACATGGTCTTACCCAAACGTTTGATAATAATGTAATTGGTGATGCTTCTGGTGAGCCAGGTGTATATGATTTTGCTAATGATTGTGCTGACATTGCTAGTACCTTAACTGTCTTCAATTCCATTATTACTCAGGCAATTGGAACTGACGCTGCTCCTGGCAATCTTCAGAATATCACCAGAACAGAACCCTCGTTCAATATTGCCACAAGAGTAGAACCAACAATTGATACGGCAAATCTTGCTTCCCGTGCCACATTATTCACAATCAATACTGGCGCTTCTACTTCCGATCCACATACATTTGAAACAGGAACTCCTGTAAGATTGGTTCCTAGAGTTAGATCTGGTGTTGATCCCGCTACTGTAGATAAGCGTGTAATTCGTCTTCCAAAAGGATTTGATACCAACACTATCTACTATGTAATTGCTCCTGGTAGAACTACAGAACCAGAAGATTATTCCGATCCAGCAACATATCCAAACGTATTTGAAAAGACCAACACAACTAAATTGATGTTGGCAACAACCAAAGAAAATGCTGCTGCTGGTATCTACATGTATTCGCCAGAAACAGATTCTGTCGATTTCGATGTGGAGATTGGTCTGTATCAGTTTGTTCTTGATGAAAGATACAATCTACACCAATACGTTTGTAATTTCCCAACTGGTTTAACTGATGTTATTGAAACTGACGTTCCTCACATCTTCGATGTTCCAGGAAATGAGAGTATTGTACATGAAGTATTTTTCAGAACGTTTGGTTCTGGATCTACACTTCCTCAAGTCACTAATGCTGGAGTAACTTCTGAGATTGAAACTAACAAATTCTACTATGTAAGATTTGTAACTCCTAAGACATTTGCCGTATTTAACACTAAAGCCGAAGCAGTTGCTGGTTCTCCTAGAATCACTTTTGCTCCAAATTTTGGTCAAAACTTCTACGTTTTCGCTAACAAGAGAGTATCTCCTGTAAGATTTGATCCTACGAGAGATGATAGTCCTTTACCAGTAGAACAGCAAGAAACAACTACGGGTCAGTGGTATATTCAAACAACTGATGATTATGATCCTGCTGTCAACATTCAGGCAAGAATGAATGAGATTGGACAAGATCTCAAAGATGCTCGTTCTAAGAACACCACCTTTAATCGTCTCACTGATGATAGATCTGCTCTTGATAGAATCTATCGTTTACGTTATGTTATTCCTAAGTATGCTGAAGGTGTACGTGATCCTCTCAACGGTTTTGTTATTAAGGCAAGAACCGATGAAACTAGAAAACTATTACCACAGCGTATTCTTCTAAAACCAACTGCTGCTGGGGACTCATCAGTTGCTCTATTTGAAATTCAAACTCAGCTGACTGGTGGTGGAACACTTGCTCAGCAACTAGGTTTAACCGCTGCTGAACTAGATCCTAACTTCTCGTATGATCCATATAAGAGTGACAATGTTAAGATTGTTACTAGTGATAAAACAGCGTCTAAGACATCGTTTAGCATCCAATCTGCTCGTCAGGTTGATATTAGTGGCACCAATTACCTAGAACTAACTGTATTTGACCTCAGCATTACAGATGATGCTGTTAGAAACGAACAGTTTGTAACTGTCAAAATCAATGCTCCTCAAGGTGGCACTGGTCAGTTCAGAATTAATACTTCTGTTTCTAATGAACTTAATAAGATCACTTGGAATGGATTCTCCTCTGGATTTGCTTTTGTTCAAGGATACTTCAATCCAGACGGAACCGATGAGCATTACTTAGTTCTCAAAGGTCTAGACGGTGATGTTATTTCTTATGATAAGAACTCTGCTACTACATTCTCACAACCAGTTCTGGATGCTGATAATGATCCTGTACTAGATGGTAACGGCAATCAAGTTCTGATTTATGCCACATTACAAGCAAAACCAAATAGTGTAGGTTCTCCCAACGATTCTCTCAGCAAGTCTGATAGAAAAGATTATCTCTATAGTGACAAGAACTCTAACGTTCTTACCATGACCCCTGGTGATATTATCACCGACGACGATGGTAATGACTATGAGATTGCTTCTGTTACTGACGCTGGTCAGATTGAAGATACTTTCTATATCTTTGATATTGAAGAAGTTAAGCGTCGTATTCCCAATCAGCAAGAAGGTATCTACTATCTAACTTGTGTCAAGGGTAACATTTCTCCATATCCTACTGGTCCTGGAGTTGGTACTAATTTCCGTGGATTTAGATTCTCTCAACCAATCGGTCAGTTGTATCCTCTTGATTATAAGAACGATCCACTTTGGTTCCAAGTACGTCCAGACAATACGAGAGATACACAGATTCTTGATACTCCTCCAACTATTTGTGCTGCCGATAACTTTATTCATGGTCTTGTTACTACAAACGACTATAAGAACAGTGAAACTAAAGAAGTTATCCTGGATCTTATTGAGAACCCTGCCTTAAGCAGATATGATTATATCAACAATCCAATCCAAGCTCAGGATGGCAACGCTGCCTCTGGTTCTGAAGATCGTTTAATTCCTATCGCTGGCGATTCTCCATATCCAACAGAACAAAAACTATACGTAGAACTACGTAGACCATCTATTGCTAGATCTGGTAACCATACATTTGAATACCTAGGTTTCGGTCCTGGTAACTACTCAACTGGTTTCCCACTTCGTCAGGAAGTTGTACTAGAAGACATTCAGGACTTCTATGCTCAAGCTAAGCGTGAAGACGGCGGTATCGTCTTCTACACGGGTCTAAACTCCAACGGTGACCTCTATATTGGTAATCGTAAGATTAACGCTATTACAGGCGAAGAGACGTTCCTTGAGAGAGCAGAACTCTTAGCATCTGATGATGACGAGGGAGATATTGGTGGTCTGGTTACAACTTTCGAACTACCTGTTGCCTTTGAGCAAGAGATCACCGTTGATGGTGATGCTCTATTCAACAATCCAGTAACAATTAACGTTGATGATGATGAACCAAATGCCTTTACTGTTGTTTCTAACGTTGATTCTAATTCTGGTGGAGATTTAACTCTTGACTCTAGTGCCTTCTCAAGAAGCACAATTTCTTCCGAAGGTAACGTAGTTATTCACCAGAACCAAGTATTCTCTGCTATCTACAGATTTAATCCACGTGGTAGCACATTACTCTCTGGTCAAGATTATAGCTTCAGAACTCATGTTGATCAAAGTTCTGGTAACACACCAACTAACAAAACCCCAAATCAAACTAATTCTGATCTAGGATTTGCTGTTCAATTTGGAGCATCTGATCCTATTTCTGGTGATGTTCTTCTCAAGGGAGAGGAAGTTGGTAGAAGTGGATCTCTCGGTTGGATCTATGCCAACTTCTACAATCCAATTACCGCTGGTATTGCTTCTCACACTGCTATGGGAGGATCGACAGTACAGTTTAATATGGTAATTGGCACATCTCCTGCTTCTCTTGATATTATTGAGGGATCTATTGTTAAGATTTCTGGTCTTGCTGGAAGATTCTTGAATGTTAACGGCATCAGAACAGTAACTTCTGTAACTGGATCTTATTTCCAAGTTCAAGCTCCTGTAATTATTGAAACTAGTGTAGATGATCCTTCTGTTCTAGCATTTGGATCTGTAGTTGCTGTTTCTCTAAGCAAGTGGACCGAAGTTGGTGTTCTTGGTGCTGAAACACTTAGAACTGATACTGGAGAAATTGGAGATTACAAACTCGGTATCAATACTATTGCTAGAAGTGCTCATGATGATAATCTAACCGCTTTTGTTTCAGATGCTATAAATCCAAGAGCGAACTTAGATGTTGTTGGTACTGCTTTCATTAGCGGTAAGGTTCTTGCCGCTGGTAACTATGAAGCAAATGCTTTACTAGCAAATAGAACATTTAATGCCGTAGATAATGCCTTCTTAGTTGGTGGCAATTCTGCTTCTCCGAATGTAGAAGCAACATTTAGAGTTGCTACTACAAATGGTTTACAAGGAAATCACGCTGGTCAATCTGATGGATCTGCCAGAATTTATCCTGGTGGTAGGGTTGGTATTAACGTAAGTGATGGTGAAACAAACCACACCTTGACGGTTGTTGGTGATATGAGATTGACTGAAAACGCTTTGTTCGAAGAGAACCTAGCAGTAAATGGTGGATCTCTTTCTACCACTTCTTCAAATTTCAGCTTGCTTGATGGTGGAGCAACCACGGTTTACTTTGCTTCTGAAGCAAAAAATCTGTTTATTGGTAACTCTGTTGGATCTGGAGATACAACCGCTCAAAGTCCACAAGTAATCAATATCTCCAATAGTCCACAGTATCAAACCGTGAATATTGGTGCTAACGTTGATTATGGTCAACTATTCATTCACAGTGGTGGTGATAGTTCTATTATTGGACTCGGTACTTCCAACTTAATTAACACAAGTTCGGTTTCTGTTGTTAAGATCGGTGGTGCTTACTCCAAGGTTTCTAACTCCTTAGTAAATGGTTCTGTTACTAAATTACAGACAAGATTTACACAAATTGATGGTGAATTAGATATCGGATCTGCTTTAACTGCTGGAACTGGAATTGCTACTGTAAGTTCTTCTGCCGAGCGTGTAAATCTCTTCAATAGTAACGTTTCCAAATTGTATTTGGGTAGCGCCGCTAGCAGAATGTTTATGGGTGCCCAGGGCGGATTCACCCAGATCAATAACAGCCTTGTTGTTAAATCTTCCTCTATTTTGGAGGGTGATGTAACACTTTCTGGTGGTCTAAACTCTGGTGAATTTGAGGTTAGAAGAGGATCGTTCAGCACTACTGCTACATCCCATGCTCAAGGAGATATCGATAATGCCAATATTGACTTGTTTGCTAAGCAAGAAATTGAGCAGTTTGTTGACGTAGACGGTGGTGGATATTGGGGTGGTGAAACATATAAGGTGAGTGCTTCCAATGATGAAGAATATTACCTAACCTTTACTACACCTGTAAATACTACCATCTTCGCAGTTGGAGCATATGTATTAATTGATCGCTCTATTCTCGCTATCTACGATCCAACATCCTTCACTGCTAATGTTACTGCTAACAGCGATACTATTACTAGTGTAAGTAACGTTTCTAACTTTGATACCATCAACACTTGGGTACGTATTAGTGAGAATTCTTCAGTCACATTTAGTGATGGAACTAAGTATGCTGAAATTACTGGTATTACTGGAACTACCTTCACCCTAAGCAAAACGATTGCTTCTGGAACTACCTCTGGTAATGTCTCATTCACTGGTGGTGATTCCACTCAGGGTGATGCTCCAGTCGGTGAACAGTATAGTGAACTTGTAGAGATTGTTGAATTAACAAACCTCAATAACGTTTCTAGTGAACCACTCCAGATTAAAGTTAAGAGAGCGAGAAACCAGCTTACTACCGATGGTAATATGATTTCTGGTACACCAGCAAATCTACCAGCTGGTGCTGATCCTTCGACCTTTAAGTTCTTAAGAACTGATCACCCAGATAATGCTCCTCTTATTAGATACAATTTAGCAAACAATGTTAGTTACATTGATGAAGTTGGCGGCATTAATTCTGCTACTGGTGGTACACTTCAAGATATTAACACTGGTGACTTCTCTGGTACTGTTGGAGAAGGTGATATCCTGAGATTCAGCGATTCTGAATTGGCAATTATTACCGACATCAATACAACATCGCCACAAAGATTTGTTGTTACTGATGGTAATGATGCTGATCCTGTTGAGCAATTTGTTGTTGATTCTACTAGTGGTGATACTACCATTCTTGGAAATCTTGAAGTAAATAAATCGATCACTTTGGTGGGCAGCACTACTGCTGGTGCTCAGAAACTAAGTATCACTACAGGTGGCACATCTCCTGTAGAAACATTCATGGTCGATTCTGCTTCTGGTGATACTTGCTTGAAGGGTGACTTCGGTGCTAGTGGTCCTAACTGTGATCTATTTACGGTTGATGCTGAAACAGGTTTAACCAGAGTTAGAAGTGGTAATTTTGTAGTTACTGGAACATCAACTACAGATGAGAAGTTAATCCTTCAGAATTCTACTGGTAACCTAACAATTGCTGGTCACCTAACAGTTCAAGGAACTACAGAAACAAACATTGCTGGTCCTGTACAAATTGATGGTGGTAACTTCCAACTCAACAAGATTGACCAATCTCCAGAGTGGGCAGCTAGCACTAATTATACCAACGGAGATACTGTTTTCTACGGAACCAATATCTACAAGGTCATTGTTATTGGTGGTGGATCAAACTCCGACACTTCAGGAACAACTCCTCCAACTCATACCACTGGAACACAAAATAATGGTAATATTCAACTAGAATTCTTGAAGGTTAAGCAACCCGAAGAACTATTCGAGGTTGAAGTTGATGGTTCTATGAACTTTGCTGGTCAAGAAGGATTCTTCACGCCAAATGGTGCCAGAAAGTGGGAGTTTATTGGTGCTGGTGAAGATGTATTTGATCTTGCTGTTAACGTCAACTACTTTGTATCTCCATCTTCTGATTTAACTCTTAAATTGCCAGAAAATCCATCTACTGGAGACATGATTAGAATTGTTGATGTTGGTGGTAATTTAACTTATAACGTTTCTTTAAGATGTAGAGCAAAAGATAACGTCGCTGTTCAGGGTGATAATACAAATGGCAATACTCCTAACCTAAGTAGTATTGACTACGATGGTGGTGAATTGGTGGTTCAAACTCCTCATGCTGGATTTGGTTTAATCTACCTAGGTAGCACAAACTTTGATGGAACATCTACTGGTGCTCCATCAACGACACAAGGTTGGTGGTTAATGGAAATCTAATATGGCAGGTTATAACGTCATCAAAACACAGAGAGCCCTTCCCATTGGTTCTGTACAACCATGGGGAGGTAACCTTTCGGAAATTCCTAATGGATGGTTGTTATGTAATGGTGCTGAGATTGAAGCATCTGATTATCCATTGCTAGCACGTATTTTACGAGATACGTATGGCGGAACAAACTTTAGTGGCGATTTCCCCAATTATAGTGGGACTTTTAGATTGCCACAAACCAATAATAGAGCATTAGCTGACATCTCCACCGACTATTTTGGTACATATAGTTCTACAACGGGATTAATTCCTTCTCCTATTGATAATGGTACAGCATTGACCAAGGTAAGTGCTTATATTGGTGATTCGGTTGCTGGATTTGAACCTGGAGATCTTGGACCACCTAATGTGGTAAATGCAAAAACAGATCTTAATTTTACATATACCCCAGATCCAGAAGGAACGGTCGTTAGTGTTACTTCTACAGGAACTGCTCCAACGGTAACTACTACAAAAATTTATACTCAAGTTGAAGCAAACAATGGAACAAATGCTGATACTGGAAATACTGTAACTGGCACTGGTGTAAAATTTACGGTTGTTATTAATACTGATCAAACATATGATGTTGTTCCTGCCACTGGTCAAAAGGGTTCTGGATATGATGTTGGTGATGTTTTGACAATACCTGGCACAACATTTGCTACCGATGGAGGCACATCTACCACTAATGATATTACTATCAATATCACACAGGTGGGAAGTTCTTATTTCGAAGGAACAATTACTGGTCAAACTATTATTCCTGGTTTTAGTATCAAAGAAGTTTATATTGTTCCTAGAAAACTTGGTAGAAATCATTTTCCACAGCACTTTCATGAAGGTACATATGACACTTTGAATTTGGGTGACTCTGGAGAAAATCCTGGTAGAGGTGCTTGTGTATTTGCTACGCCAGACATTAATTTTACAGAATATTATGATAGAGAACACCCATGTCCAGCTGGATACTTTGCTCCGTTCGGACCATTTTGTCCTATCCCAGGTAGAGGAATTCTTAGTTGTGCTAACAGTGCTGATATCAATGTGGCGTTTTATTTTGGAAACAGTGCTAGTGATACCTATAATACTTTGAACAATTCACCTTTCCAAACTGGAGTTGGTAGATACGCTATTGCCTCTGTTGGCGGTACATTGCCAGTTAATGATCACATTCCATTTGGTACTACTGCTACAGGTCATGGTGTTGGAAAATCTTGGTTTATTGGTAGCGGATCTCATTTTAACTTGAGAGATCAAACTGGAGCAACTTCTGCTAGTGGAGACACAAATATGACAGCACTGAAAAGCAGCGGTAGATTTGCTCCTGGTTATAGAATACCTTTTTCCGATAGCTCACAAACGGTTAAACAACCTAACTACGACCCAGGTAATGCTGGTTCTGATAACACACATGGTTATACTAAAACATTGTTTAATCATGCTGCTATTTCATTCACTAATGATACATTAACTGGTGGTGGAATTCAAGACGTTATTGAGTCACATGATCATGATGGATCTTTCAATATTCAATATGATGGTTCTAATATGGATGTTAATGAGCAATTGAGTGTTTTGGCTCAACCAAATGTAACTCCAGATTCTCTTCCTGGAGCATTACAAATTACATTTACTACTAGAGTGGCATCCGTTACTATAACCAATTTAATCAGGGCATACTAAAAATGACAGTTTTTTACACTAACGAAAGAGCAAGATATGGTGGTGTGAGTGGAACTATCATTCCGTTTCCTATTAAACTACCTGATGTTAATGTTCCAGATCAAGGAGATTGGAAAAATCTTTTGCCTGCTGGATATCTAAGGTGTGATGGATCTATTTTATCCGCCACAGAATTTCCAATTCTTGCTGGTATTCTTGGAGTTGGAAACAATTCAAAATTTAAGAGAGCTGATACTGAATTGACTAATGATCAGTTTCAATTGCCAGACATTGGATCTAAATTTGTTTCTGGTGGTAATGCTTCTGGAGCATATTTAAATGATACTGTTATCAACGAAGACTCTAATGGAGGATATCGTGTTGGAGCTGAGATCAGTGTAGTTTCACTGATTGGTGATAGTGCTACGATTAGTTATAGTGGAAGTTTTGAAGTTATTAGTCCTGGAAATGTTGAATTTATTGGTAACCCACAATTTACTACCACAACTTCGGATAGTAGAACTTTAAAAGCTTTCTTATCCGAACAAAATTTCCAAGCTCATGGACATGATGCTGATATTGGTGTTTTTAGTTATCTAGGACAATGGGCAGATTCTGTATTTGTTGGTGACACAACTGGCGCTTCTCAAGGCGCTAATGATGGACAAAACGAGGGATCTAATGAACCAATTACAATTCAACAACCAACCGATTCTGGCGCTGTAGTTGATCACGCTCACCTAATTGATTTTCCATCATCTACTGAAATTGCTGATAATAATAATTTGAGATACACATTTCAAAATACTGATATTGATGCTTTTGGAATAGAAACAACAGTAAATCTTACTACAAATAACATTTATAAACTTGATGAGGCTACTCCTCCTTATATTTTAGTAGAATACATTATCAAGATTTAAAATGCCAACATCTACGTTTTCTAGTCCTGGTACTTATACAGTAAGCCTTCCTAATAACGCTTACAATATCACTGCTACCGTTCGTGGTGCTCGTGGTGGACGTGGAGGAACTGATGCTTCTGCTCAAGGTGGTCAGGGTGGAAGAACAACCCAACAAAATTTTACCTTTATTCAAAACTATACTGCGAGAACTTTAACATGTTACGTTGGCAATAATGGTGGGAATGGTGTAGACAGTCAACCGAATGCTGCTGGCGGTGGTGGTGGATCTGGTATGTCTAGTGGCGGTCGTGGTGGTAATGCTGGTGATCCTCCCTATTCTGGTGGTGGTGGCGGCGGCGGCGGCGCTTCTGGTGTTGCTGTTAATGGAGTTAATGTTATATGTATGGGTGGCGCTGGCGGTGGTGGTGGAGCTTCTGATAATAGAAATGGTGGAGGTGCTGGAAATACTTCTGCCAATGCTAGTGCTGCCAGTAGTGTAACGCCAACTAACGGTGGTGGAGGTGGAGACCCAGGCGGCACTGATGGTGGTGGCGGCGGCGGAGGCGGCGGCGGAGATAATGGTGGCGGTGGTGGTCGTTCTGGACGAGATAATGACCGAGGCGGCGGCGGAGGTGGCGCTGGGGGATCTACCTATCATGTTAGTTATGTTACTGCTGGATCATCTTCTACAAATAGAACAGAAAATGATGGATATGTGTCTATCTCGTGGAGTGAAGCACTTCCACAGATTAATACATTTACTGCTAGTCCTAATCCACAAAGTAGTAGTAATGCTGTTCCTCAATATACCACTACTTTATCTTGGACTACCTCTTTTGCTACTAGTATAACTCTCACTAGTTCTGCTGGAGAAACTTGGGCAAATCGTCCAGCAACTGGATCTCTTAATATAACAAACTTACCACAATCTAATGCTGGTGGAACCAGTCCAGCAACTAGAACATATTATCTAACAGCATCAAATGATGGAGGAAGTACTAGTTCTAACGTTACTGTCAGTGCTTACAACGACAATACACCATCAAATGGTTGGACTACTAGTTTTAATAATTTAACTCCAAATACACAAGTTACTTTAAATTTGGGAACATTATCTGGAGTTGATATGCTCACAACTATTTCTACATCTGGGTCTGGTAATTTTGTCGGATCTGGCGGTTCTTTTTCTTCTATTAGAAATTTTAGTAATGGTCAATCGATTCAATTGAGAACCACTACATTGCCATTTAACACAGATTTATCTGGAGTCAGCTCTACGGCAATATATGGTAAAAATAATACTAAAACTGTTACTGTAACAACTCCTAGTGGATCTTTTAATGTTAGTGTGATAACTAGAGCACCAAGAATTAAAGAAGATTTTGATTATGCTGATAACCTTAACAAATACCCATATCAAGATATTGATCTTATCACTAATCTGCCAACAGAATACTTAGCATCTGCTCAAGTAGATGTTGATGATATCGAGATTGGTATGGAAATTAAAGTTGATCAAGCAGATGCTCAGGTAAATATCAACGGCGGCGGTTGGCAAAACGTAAGACAGATCTAAATAGTAATAAAAATGCAGTATCCAAAAAGTCAGCAAGTTATCTTGAATAAAGATAAACTTCAAAAAATTTTTCTGGCATCATCACCATTTAATTTGCTTTTTGCTGAGCATTTTAAGAGAAAGGGTGATGACCGTTTAGAGAAATACATTTACGATTTAGTTGAAGATTATATCGAAGAAACGGGATTAAAGTCAACCGATATTATTGCTCAAATTGAAGCAGCATATCAAGCACATTTAATTGAGACCCCAGAAGATGGCAGTAAATAATTACGATAGTGGTAACCAAGGTGGAAACTTTGATGTAGCAGTTCCCGCTAATGCCTTTAATGTTCGTGTTTATGCTGCTGGTGGAAGAGGTGGTAATGGTGGTAGCGATTCTGGAGGCAGTGGTGGTGGTGGTGGAAACGGTAGATATGGAGCATTTACTCTACAAAATTATGTTGCTAGAACATTGCAATGTCGCCCAGGTGGCGGTGGACAAGGTGGTCCTGGATGTTTTGGTAGAGGTACTGGTCCTAGTGGTGGTAGCATTCCTGGCGGTGGCGGCGGATCTGCTTCTGGTTGTTCTGGATCTGGTGGAGGCGGTGGCGGTGGATCTGGCGTCTACTGTAGTATCTACGGATGGATTATTTGTGCTGGCGGCGGCGGTGGCGGTGGAGGAGGATCCTGGAACCGAGGTGGTGGTGGCGGCGGAACTGCTGGCGGATGGGGAGGCGGCGGCGGATTTGGCGTAAGTGGAGGCGGCGGCGGCGGCGGTGCCACATGTGGTGATGGTGCTGGAGGCGGTGGCGGCGGAGGCGGCGCTGGCGGTGCTGGCGGTGGAGGTGGTGGTTGTGATAACCAAAAAGGTGGAGACGGCGGCGGTGGCGCAGGTAGTAGATATTATTCTAGCGGCGGCGTAGCATCTATATTCTCTCAAGGTGAAAATGGTGGTGGTGGATATGTAAGAGTTACATTCACATCTGTTACTCCAGAAATTCTAAATTTTACTGCTAGTGATACTACTGTTTATAGTGAAAATGGAATTCCTACTTACTCAACAATAATATCTTGGAATGTTATAGATGCTAATAGTATTACGTTAACCAGCAATGCTGGAGAATCCTGGAACGTTACTGGCACTAGTTCTAGAACAATAACAAATCTTCCACAGTCAAATGCTAATGGCACATCTCCTGCTTCTAGAGTTTACACATTAACTGCTTGCTTTAATAGTGTCTGTGTTGTTAGTAGTCCTTTAACTATTCAAACGAAAAATGATAATACCCCCACTAATTCTTGGACAACAAATTTTACTAATTTAGAACCTAATACACAATATGATTTGACGTTGGGTACTCTTACTGGTGTAGATATGCCAACTACTATATTCACTTCTGGCAGTGGTAATTTTCTTGGCACTACTAGTGGTGGATATTCTGGATCTAAAAATTTTAATAATAATGAATCTGTTAGATTGAGAACAACTACGTTACCTTTTAATACTGATCTTAGTGGAGTATCTTCTACTGCTACATTTGGCAAAACAAACACCAAAACAGTTTCTATAACAACTCCTAGTGGATCTTTTAATGTTAGCGCAACTACTAGAGCTCCTAGAATTAAAGAAGATTTTAATTATGCTGTTAACATTAACAAATATCCTTTCGAGGATATTGATTTAATTACTAATAATCCCCTGGAATATATTGTTTCTGCTCAAGTGGATGTTGATGATATTGAAATTGCTATGGAAATAAAAACGGATGATCCAGATGTCGAGATAAATATTAACGGTACTGGATGGCAAAATACTCGGAGTATTTAAATGGCATTAGAAAGAGTTGAAAAGGTAGATTCCATTGAAATTAGACCATTGTTACAGCAAGTTGGAATTAGAAAGACCGTAACAACAATTGAGGATGGTCAAAAAGTTTCTGTCAATTCTTTTACTGAATATTTCTCTCAAGATGCTGATATTTCTGGAGAAGATACTTTAGTTCAATCGATTGCTAATTATTATTGGAGTACATTATGAAAAAATTTCCAGTGGTGTATAATATGAATCCAGACGATTTGTATTACAAATCAAAAATTTTTGAAATCGAAGAAGAGAATGCTGTGGAGATTACAGCGGACAAACCAATACAAGTTAGAATCAACAATGGTCCTTGGGTTAATGTTAGACCATCAGACCTAAATAAAAAATAGGAATATACCGTGACAGAGAAGTAATCCATGCCATTTAGCAGTACCCCTGTAACTGTTTCACCTGGAGACAAAGTACAAGTCAGATATCCAACTCCATCTACCTGGAATACACAGGTTACGGTTAATGTGCAAATTGGTACTGGTAATGATCCAGATGGAATTACCTTCGGAACAAAAATTCCTGATGCTCTACCAAACTCTTTTGTTTTTACTGATCAATCTGGATTTACTGGGGCTTTTAATGGAACTAGCAGCAGCGGATCCACTAGTACATTTCAAAGAAATACAACTTATTATTCTCAAGTTGTAGATTTAGCAGATTTTGAAATTCCTATTCCCGCCAGTATTTCTGCTGTATCTAACGGTCCTAAGAATAGTAATACAAACAATACTACAGCACAATTTAGAATTTATAGAGGCGGAGCTTTTGATTCTTGGAGAACCTCTATTACTGC